TCGAACTCTCCTTGGCACTTGCTTACTCTGCCAAGGTTAACTTCGAGGATGTATTCTCACAGGTGCGAACGTGGGACGCAATCATCTATCACTATCTGCGTGAGCAGAACATTGTGATTCCTCCGAAGACTATCGGTAAGAAAACCGATCAGTATGCTGGTGCGTATGTGAAGGAACCAATCACTGGTATGCACGATTGGGTTGTGTCGTTCGACCTCAACTCACTCTATCCTCACTTGATTGAGATGTACAACATCAGTCCCGAGACGCTAACCGACGACGGTATCTGGCGTGGACTTGATGTTGACAAGATCCTCGACAAGACGCCCGAAACACTGGCTTATATCGAGAAGCACAAGTCAAAGAATCTTTCTGTTGCTGCTACTGGTAATACGTTCCGCACTGATGCGAAGGGTTTCTTGCCCTCGCTGATGAACAAGATGTATGCAGAACGCAAAGAGTTCAAGAAGAAGATGATCGAGTGTCAGAAGCAGAAGGAGAAAGATCCTACCAACAAGGATCTCGATTACCAAATCGCCAAGTTCCACAACTTCCAGCAGGTTCGTAAGATTCAGTTGAACAGTGCTTACGGTGCGATTGGTAATCAATACTTTCGTTACTACTCGACAGAGATGGCGGAGTCCATCACTCTGTCTGGACAGTTGAGTATTCGTTGGATCATGAACGAACTCAACGAGTTCCTGAACAAAACATTGGAGACTGAAAACTATGACTATGTTGTGGCATCTGACACCGATTCTGTTTATCTGCGCCTTGGTAATCTTGTGGATCGGGTTCTCCCTGACTGCGATGATAAGGACAAGATCACAAACTTTCTCGACAAGAGTTCTAAGGAAATCATACTTCCTTTCATCAAGAAAAAGTATGATGAACTAGCGTCGTTGATGAACGCCTATGAAAACAAGATGGTGATGGATCGAGAAGTCATCTCAGACAAGGGTATTTGGACTGCCAAGAAGCGGTATATGCTCAACGTGATCGACTCCGAAGGTGTTCGTTACGAAACACCCAAGATGAAAATCATGGGTATCGAAACTACTCGATCCTCTACACCACAGATCATTCGTGATAGACTCAAGGAAGCCATCAAGATCATCATGTATGACGACGAAGAGACGATGCAACAATACATTGCCGACTTCCGAACTGAGTTCAACAAACTTGATGTCGAGACTGTTGCTTTCCCGAGAGGCGTTAACAACCTTGGTAACTACGCCGATGCGACTCACATCTATCGCAAGTCAACTCCAATCGGCGTGAAGGGATCTCTTCTATATAATCATTATCTCAAGAAGAAGAAACTTGAGAAGAAGTATCCAATCATCCAAGAGGGAGACAAGATCAAGTTTGTTTACCTCAAGGTTCCAAACCACATCGGTGATCGCGTCGTGGCATTCCCGTCATCTCTTCCGAAAGAGTTTGACTTGAACAGGTTTGTCGATTATACTACACAGTTCGACAAGGGTTTCCTAGATCCTTTGTCTAACATCCTGACTGTCATCGGATGGTCAGCAGAAGAACGAAACACACTAGAAAGTCTATTCGCTTAAGGAGAATACATGAGTTTTTTGAATGAAATTATTTCAAGTTCGGGTAATGAATACGCATCAACTGTTATTGATGGGTTAGAAGGAAGCGACATCAATGGATTCTGTGATACTGGTTCTTACTCTTTTAACGCTCTTCTATCTGGTTCCCTTTATGGTGGTATGCCTGATAATAAGATTATGGCTATCGCAGGAGAGTCGGCAACTGGTAAAACGTACTTTACTATTGGTATTGTGCATAAGTTTCTCGTTGATAATCCTGATGGTGTTGTTCTGTATTTTGATACAGAACAGGCTGTGACTTCGGATATGTTTAAGGAACGTGGTTGTGATCCTGCTAGAGTTGCAGTGTTTCCTGTAAGCACGATCGAAGAGTTTCGACACCAAGCGATTACCATTGTTGATAACTACCTTGAACTAAAGAAGAAGGATCGTAAGCCTATGCTCATCGTTCTTGATTCTCTTGGTATGCTTTCGACTAACAAAGAGATGGTTGATACCGCAGAAGGAAAGACTACTAAGGATATGACTCGTGCCCAGATTGTCAAGGCCACTTTCCGTGTGTTGACTCTGAAACTTGGCCGAGCAAACATTCCAATGATCATGACCAACCACACATATGATGTCATTGGTTCTATGTTCCCACAGAAGGAGATGGGTGGTGGTTCTGGTCTGAAGTATGCCGCCTCTACCATTGTGTATCTCTCCAAGAAGAAGGTGAAGGAAGGAACTGATGTCATCGGTAACATTGTTCACTGTAAGTTGTTCAAGGGTCGAGTAACCAAAGAGAACTCGATGGTTGATGTTATCTTGAACTATGAAACTGGACTGCATCCTTACTACGGTCTTGTTGATATCGCATTGAAGTATGAGATCTTCAAGAAGGTTTCGACACGCATTGAACTTCCATGTGGAACCAAGGTATTCGAGAAGGCCCTGTATCGAGATGCTGAAAAGTATTTCACTGATGATGTGATGGCACAACTTGAAGTCGCCGTTGGTAAGGAGTTTAAGTATGGTGTCTCCGTCGAAGAAGAACCAGAGGTCGAAGATGGATCTGAGTGAAACAGATATCATCACTGTATCTGAAGGGAAATACAAAGGCACCGACTTTCAGTTCGGTGCTGTTTCCCTTGAAGAAGATGAAGAAAATGATAGACTTCGGTTGAGTTTCGACTATAATATACTCGACTCACCAATCGAAGTTATCGATGAAGAGTTTACACAGGTTGCTGGTGACATACTAGCATCCATTTTGAGTGAAGGTGAAATCAAGAAGTATGAAGACGATTGAAAGTTTGGTTCTAGAAAATCTAATCTACAATGAAGAGTTCACTCGTAAAGTTCTCCCGTACTTGAGTAAGGAGTTCTTTCACGATCGAACTCACGGGATTGTGTATTCTGAGATCAAAGAGTTCTTCAGTCTATATAATCTACCACCGACAAAAGAAGCGATTGAAATTTCGTTGAATGAGCGAAAAGATCTGAACGACGATGAGTTCAAATCCATTCAACAAGAGATGAGTTCCTACACGAAGGCCGTTGAGGCAGATAAACTCAATTGGCTGGTCGATCAAACTGAAAAATTCTGTAAAGACAAGGCGGTATACAATGCGATCATGGAATCGATCCACATCATTGACGGTAAATCGAAGTCAAAGACAGAGAATGCAATCCCAAGCATCCTTTCCGACGCCCTCGCAGTCTCGTTCGACACCCACATCGGACACGACTACATCGAAGACGCCGACGAAAGATACGAATTCTACCACAAAGTAGAAAGCAAGATTGCGTTCGATCTAGAGTTTATGAACATGATTACCAAGGGTGGTACTCCAGCCAAGACGTTGAATATCATCATGGCTGGTACTGGTGTTGGTAAGTCTCTGTTCATGTGTCACCACGCCGCGGCGTGTCTGTCACAAAACAAAAACGTTCTGTACATCACCTGTGAGATGGCCGAAGAAAAGATTGCGGAGAGAATCGACGCCAATCTTATGGACATCACACTTGATGATCTCAAGGATCTTCCCTACGAAATGTATCAGAAGAAACTACAGAACGCTACTAGGGGGATCAGTGGGAAGTTGATCATCAAGGAGTATCCAACTGCTACAGCGAATGCGAATCACTTTCGTATTCTCATTGAAGAACTTAAATTGAAGAAGCAGTTCACTCCTGATATCATCTTTATTGATTACCTCAACATCTGTGCCTCCAGTCGCCTTAAGGCAAATGGTGGTGCAAACTCCTACACAATCATCAAGTCAATCGCCGAAGAACTCCGTGGTCTTGCCGTGGAGCAGAACGTTCCCATCTTCTCTGCCACTCAGGTGAATCGAAGTGGGTTTACAAACTCTGACTTTGGACTTGAAGATACATCCGAGTCGTTCGGACTTCCAGCCACTGCCGACTTCATGATCGCGTTGATTGCGACAGAAGAGTTGGATGAATTGAATCAGGTACTTGTAAAGCAGTTGAAGAACAGGTATAATGATACAGCAGTGAACAGGAAGTTTATTCTTGATATTAATCGTGCCAAGATGAAACTGGCAGACTCTAGTGTTGACGAACAAGCACTGGTTGATTCTAATCAAGAAGAAGGTAACGGCTACGGTAGTGGGTTTGATGGGAGCAACTTCGACAGTAAGTTTAAGTCGAAGACAGTGAATGACTGGACGATATGACATCTTACATAGATAAAAAGTTCATTAATTTAGTTTCAGGTAAACTCGATCGGTTCGCTTGGAAGAAGGGAAACCTAGCACAATGTCGTTGTCCTATCTGTGGTGACTCACAGAAGAACAAGACTAAGGCCAGAGGGTTCTTCTACGAGAAGCAGAACAACTTCTTCTTCAAGTGTTTCAACTGTGGTTTTGGATCAAACATCTACAACTTCATGAAAGAGGTTGATCCGTCTATGTGTAAAGAGTATGCCATGGAGCAGTTTAAAAGTGGTAAATCAAATAATGTGAAGAGGACGGAGATGATATTTAGTAAACCAAAGTTCAAACCAAAACACGATCTACTCAAACCACTGAAGTGCGTGAAGGATCTTCCTGAAGATCACATCTGCCGACAGTTTGTGGAGATGCGTAGGATTCCGAAGAAGTTCTACAGTATGTTGTACTTCACAGAAAACTTCTATGCTTACATGAAGTTGGTGGACCCCGAGTTCAATCCCTCAAAGACAACTGGACCAGAACCACGACTCGTCATTCCTTTCTTTGACAAG